CACGGTCATACTCATAAGCAGTGTGATGATATGATTGGCCCGACTAGAGTTATCTGTCACCCGCGCGGATATCCGAATGAGAATGCGTGGTATCAAAACTACCAACCTTTAATTGTGGAGATTGAATGATGACTGAACTACAATGGGCTGCCGCTAAAAAGGCTGGCATTGCCGTACTTGCCGCTATCTGTGTAATTTTAATTTTCCGAATGTCTCCAATTCTAGCATTTATGATTATATTTCTTAGCGGAATTGGTTTTGGAACATATACCTTTGTTATGGATATGGAAAAGCAAAAGACTGCCGAAGCGGAACATAAAGCATATATGGAAAAGCTCCGTAAGGAACACGAAGAAGCTCTTGACAAGATCAAGCGTTGATGCTAAACTATACCTCTAAGTTAATGAAAAGGAACTAACAGTGTCTTACGGAAATCGTTATGATGAAAATCAAAAGGAAAAGAAGTCTATGATTAAGAAGTATGCGACCTATGGCGGCCTCGGTGTCGTATCTATTGGTACTTTGAGTGTGTTTTTCGGTTCGTGGTATACCGTTGATGAAGGTGAACGTGCTGTCATTTTGACGAACGGTTCATTCTCTGAGATTGCTAATCCTGGCTTGAACTTCAAGACTCCGTGGATTCAGTCTGCTCGGTTCTTCTCTGTTCGTAATGAAGTTGTGACTTTCGAAAAGATGGCCACTTACTCTTTTGACCAGCAGACCGCAGAACTTCGTATCTCGGTAAACTATCAGATTTCTCCTGATCAGGTCGAGAATATCTATAAGAACTATGGCACTCTTCAAGGTGCAATTGATCGCGTAATTCAGCCTAAGATTTATGAGAACGTGAAGAACGTTTTTGGTCAGTACACTGCACAGCGAGCCATTCAGGAACGCGGTAAGTTGAATGCTGATATCCTGATTTCTCTACAGAATGCAGTGAAGAATTCTGGCATTCAGATCACTTCGGTTCAGGTTGAAAATATCGACTTCTCGGATTCGTATGAAGCCGCTGTTGAAGCTTCTGCTACTGCAAAGGCTGACATTGAACGTTCAAAGTCTGAGTTGCTCCGTGTTGAACAGGAAGCACAGCAGAAGGTAAAGCAGGCCGAAGCAGAAGCACAGGCTAAGAAGCTTCAGGCTGACGCTGATGCATATGCTACTAGCGCAGCTGGTAAGGCTACGGCTGAAGCCATTCGTGAACGTGGTGCTGCTCTTCGTGACAATCCGCAGCTTGTGGATCTTGTCGCAGCCGAGCGTTGGAATGGTCAGCTTCCGACTAGCATGATTCCCGGCTCTACTGTGCCGTTCATCAGCCTCAACCCGACTGTCGTAGGAAAGTAACATGAAGATTGTAGTCTACTCAAAGCCGAACTGCCCATGGTGTGTGAAGGCAAAAGAACTGATGAACAAACTCCATTTGAGTTATGATGAAAAGGTTCTTGATGTGGACTACAAGCGTGAAGATTTGCGTGAACTTGTAGGTGAGCATCTGCCTCTTACGGTTCCGCAAATCTTCATTAACGATAGACGCATTGGCGGTTATGAAGATTTCGCAGATTGGTGCGATGAACATGGATATGGCAATGACTGATGAAGTAGACAAGTATTGTCGTTCCGCTGCTGAAAAGCATTTGGATCGTCGTGCTTTGATATTCATTGAAGAGGCTATTGCTCATTACAATGGAAGACATGGTGTGAAAAAGACTAGACAATACCTTCAGTATATGCTAGAATATCTTGAAGAGTTTGAGACAGAGGAAAGAAATGAATAAGTTTCTAATCACGCTATTAGCTTTTAGCGTATTCGCCACACCAGCATTCGCTGGAAGTAATAATCAGTTTGAAAATTGGAAACGCAATCGTCATGCGCCTGTAGTAGGCAATGAGAGACATGATAATCGACATTATCGTCATCGGCGTCACCACGGTGATGGCAATAATTATTGGCATGGTAAAAATCATAATTACTGGCACGGCAATAATAATAACTTCTACAATGATCCTAATTTTTGGGGTGGTGTAGCAGGCGGTTTGATTGGCGGCGCGATTATCAATGAGTTTAACGATTACCCTGCTGCGCCTAGACCAGGAGCAGGACCAGGTTGTTTTATTGTTCTACAGCCAGTAGAAGGCCCAAACTACGGCGTTGTCTATCGTGAAGTTATTCTTTGTAATTAATTGGAGAAAATGATGTATAATGTAACTATGAAGAAGAATGTAGACCTTGATCAGGAGCAGGCAAGTTACCTTGTCGGAGAGATTCTGAAGGAAGATTATCCTTTCCTTTGTCAAGAAGTAAGATCACTTCATCAAAAGCAGAATTTGAAGCCGCATGAGGCTGTGGATCTTCAGCGTAATATTGAAGTTCGAAATGCGATGAAGGTTCTGTTGACTTATTATCTCACTCATAATGACCATACCGAATATTTTGAACTCCAGAGGGTTTACGGCAATGTTTGATAAGACTGAGCTTAAAGAAGCACTTTCAAAGTGTATCGCTAACGTCACCTTTACCAAAAAGGATGGCACTGCGCGCTGTATGGCGGCAACTCTAATGCCCGATCATCTTCCTGCTATCATAGCGGAAAATAATGTCGCGCATGTACCGAGGGTTCAGAACGATGAAGTCTTGGCCGTTTGGGATCTAGATAATAAGGCCTGGCGGTCATTCCGCTTGGACTCAATTACTAAAATTGACTATATAGGAGTAGATAGAGTATAATGCCACATCCACACAAGAATAGACCTCGTAAGGGTCGCCGTAAGATTGGTTCCGCTAAACGTAAGGCACGTAATAAGAGGAAGTAATAAATGGGTAAAAAGAGCAGGGCTGAACGCCGTCATCACCATCAGCGTATGATTGATAAAGTCAAGAAGTTTCGTTTCGTACAACCAGAGTTTTACAATGGTGATGAAACGCAGAGACAGAAGCACATACGCCAAATGGCCGAGACACGCCATCCCTGCTCTTGCCATATGTGCGGTAATCCCCGCAGAATGTTCAATGAAAAGACTATGCAAGAAATTAGATCAATGGAAAAGATGAACGATGAGTGCTGATAATGGAATTTATATTCTACAGACCGCTGGACCAGAATTTCGTGTAGGATATCATCAGGCTATTGACAACATTTATGGAAACTTTTCCGATGAGTCTCTACAATGGCAAGGTGATCCAGAAGCAATTTATGGCTATTTCCATGTTGATAAGATGTTTCCCAATCTGGAAGAGGCCCTTGACTATGCCGAGGAGATACTCTATAATTATGCATATCTTGAAGACGGAATCTGTGTGATTTCGGATTTCAAAGACTGGGATTTTAACAATCTAAGGAACAATTATGGCACGGAAGCCAAAGGCAGTACGCGGTAAGTTTGCTGACGAAAAGTATTTGGGTGTTGAACCCGACCTTCGCGGCGAGGTTTCAAATGCCGAGATTATAAACGCATACAACTGGTACAACTATTTTTATGATGCAGACCAGGCCAAGGCTTGGGTGATTGAGTACCTTAAAGAATTTCATAAAACAGAAAAGGAACTAATCAAAAATGCCAACAGAATTGATTCTAATTATTGCCGTACTAGCGGTTGGAACTGTCGTATTCTACTTCTCGGTGGCGACCTCCCGGAAGAACTCCGAGAACGTAACGAAACACGAATCCGAACCCTTGCCGCCAAAGCAGCCCGAGCCGATAGTGTACATGGAGAATCTTCTTCAGAAGCCGAAGAAGCCAAGAAAGAAGAAGTCAAGCAAGTAATCTCCATTCAGGAGCGTGTGACCAATCGTGCCAATGAATTGATTGGTGAGATTGAAGAACATGTAGACAATTACTATCGCACTGGAACTGCATTCAAGGTCACCGAATGGTTGTCAAACCGTGAAGTGAAGCCTATGATTGCTCAGAAGATTGCGGACTATTACAAGCCTCTTTATGCTGAAATCTTTGACGCTCTCAACGGCAAGGACGAACAGCTTAAAGAGGCTTATTCTTCCTGGAAAAAGCCGAAGCTAAAAGCGTATCTTGAGTTTATCAAGTCTATTGTAGCTTCGGCTGAAACTCGCGCAACTATTGTCAAAGCTACACGTAAGCCGCGTAAGAAGAAAGAGAAGCCAGCTTCCGCTATTGTAGCGAAGCTTAAGTTCAAGGAAAAGGACGATGAGTACAAGATCGCTTCAGTTGATCCCAAGCAAATTGTTGGATGCAATCAGCTTTGGGTGTTCAATACCAAGTATCGAACTATGGCTGTTTACAATGCTATGGGCCCTGCTGGGCTTAACGTCAAGGGCAGCACACTAACTGGCTTTGATGAAAAGACCTCAGTTGTGAAGAAGCTTCGAAAGCCTGAAGAGCAGATTAAGAAGCTCATGGACGGCGGTAAGATTGTACTGCGAAAGTATATGGACGATATTAAATGTAAGCCGAAGGAAGCCACTGGTCGTATAAATAATGAGACAGTGCTTCTAAGGATCATTAAATGACGAACGTATTCAAGTTTCCAGAACATAAGATCGTAAGAGAAATACCTCCGCAAATTGAAGAACTAGAGAAAGCAAAAGAGAAAGGCCGTCAAAACTACGCCGACGATATCATTGATGATTTCATTGGCGGTATGCTAGACACTCTCGACAACTATGGTGTTGATAGTGATGGTAAAAGTTTTGAAAAGGATTTCTCTTTTGCTGTTGAAGCTCTGAGAGCCACAATCTATCGCTCATTATCAATCAATCATCACCTTCACGACTTCATCGATAGTAATGTTACGGTCATCAAAAAGGATGAAGATGGTAACATGATGTTTGATATTGGATCTGATTCAGAAGAAATCATTATCAGTGATGCGACTGATTTAGAAGTTGACAATAAAGAATAACTACTATATACTAATATAGTAAAAGGAAGAAACATTATAATGGCTATTTTGATAGACCTAAATCAGGTTTTGATTTCCAATCTGATGCAACAGATTAATTCGAATCCTAAAGAGAAGCTGGATGAGAACCTTATTCGTCATATGGTTCTAAACAGCCTTCGCTCATATATCAAGCAATTCAAGTCCAAGTATGGCGAAATCATTGTTGCTTGTGATTCCAAAAAGTATTGGCGCCGAGAAGCGTTTGTATTCTATAAGTCCAATCGTAAGAAGGATCGTGAAAAGTCCGACTTCGATTGGAATCTCATTTTTGAAACCCTGAACAAGATCAGGGACGAACTCAAAGAGAATTTCCCTTATAAGGTTATCGATGTTGAAGGTGCAGAGGCCGATGACGTTATCGGTGTCTTGGCGCCTCGGCTTGCATCTAATGGTGAAGTACTAATTCTGTCTTCGGATAAGGATTTTGTACAGCTTCAAAAGTATGCTAATGTCATACAGTACAGCCCTATTCTGAAGAAGTTTGTACAAGTGGATAACCCTGCTCAGTATATCAAGGAGCATATCATCAAGGGTGACCGTGGCGATGGTATTCCAAACTTCTTGTCGCCTGATAATACGTTTGCTCTCGGTGAACGCCAGAAGACAATAAATAAGAAGAAGCTTGAAGAATGGATTAGCAAGTCACCTGAAGAGTTTTGTACCAATGAGGCTATGCTTCGTGGATACAAGCGTAACCAGATGCTAGTGGATCTAGACTTCATTCCTGAAACTCTGAAGGCGTCTATTGTTGAAGCTTACGAAAACGTTAAGTTTGGTAACAAGCAGAAGATGATGAACTACTTCATTGATAAAAAGCTGAGAAACCTAATTGAATGTTTGGATGAATTTTGATGAGCAACAATAACATTTATGAAATCTTAAGAGACTTTGAACGTGCGCCAGACAAGGCTGCTAAGATTGCGGTCTTACAGAAGAATGCTAGGCCTGCACTACTAGATGTATTACAGGGCGCAATGCATCCTGATATTACGTTTAATGTAAAGTCAAAGCCCTCATACCGTAGATCAGACGCGCCGCCGGGTATGGGATATTCTTCTATTGATGTTGAACTACGCCGCACATATCTGTTTGTTGAAGGTAGCGCCAAAGCTCCGCCAAATCTAACAGATATCCGCAGACAGCAACTTTTAATTCAGATTCTAGAAGCACTAGAATCTCCCGAAGCAGATGTTTTTATGAACATGATACTAAAAGATTTGAAGGTCAAAGGTCTAACATACAAGCTTGTACAAGAAGCTTTTCCGGGATTATTGCCTTAATATTGATTGAACTATACTATGTCATTTTTCTTAAAGGACAAAAATGGCAAGGAAATCAAAATTAGCAAAGCTATTAGAAACAAATGAAGCATACGAATACGATACAACGATTGAGGATTGCCAGCAATGGTTCAATGTCCTCAATCGTGAAATCTTCGACAACTCCCTCCCACAAGTTCATGAAATCGATATACGCTGGCGCCGTGGTGCTCTCGCATGGTATGACTATGACGAGACGCGACCTGGCTTTGGCACTGTGAAACTGCTAATGAACAAGCGATACAAATCAAAACAGTTTTTTATTGAAGTGTTGGCCCACGAAATGGTACATCACTATCAATACATCTATAACGAAGAGATGGGTCACGGCTCCTCGTTCTTTAAATGGCGTGACAAGTTTAACAAGAAAGGCTTGAACCTCGTAAGGGCTTATTAACATGAAATATAAAAAGAATCACTATGGTACTCAAGAGAATGTTGATGATGAAGAATATGTGGATATGCGAAATGGCGCAAAGCGCCGGCCAATCCGAAATTGGACAAAAGCTTATGTAGAACATTTGGATGAAGCCGACGAGATAGACGACTTTTATAGTAACACTAAAAGTTACAAATAAGCATTAAGCAGGTATGCTCCACGGGCATGCCTGCTATGCGTTTATAAACATTGAAGTTTTAGCTTGTGATCACTATCTCCTAGTCAAGAGACAATCACTGGAGACTATCATATGACTATCGCATGGCAAGAGCAGCACAAGGGCTTTTATGACTCCCAGTCAAACTGGGAAGGTGCTGTACTTAAGGTTGTACACGACCAAAGCTATCGGATCATGTCCGACGTTTGGGGATCCGCCGACTGGGCGCTCGTTTGGGACGAGGCCACGGCGTCTCCGAAGAATATTCTAGTCAATGTATACGACATGCAGGGACCCGACTGGAAACCCGTCCAGATCACTGTGGACGCGACTGATGAGGTTCGCGCTAAGTATCTGAAGTGGCGTACTAATCTCGAATATGAGACCTTGCTCGGGACTGAGGAGCAGCGTGTCCGCCAGATTGAGAAGGGCGCTATCGCTAAGGTTGTCAAAGGCAAAAGCGGCAAGGGCACTATCGGTAAGGTTGTAGTCACCATGACTGCTCCGTATCGCTCCGGATGGCGTGCAAACCCTGAACTGAAGGTTGCAATTGCGACCTCTGACGTTAAGGTCAAGAAGGCCTTACGTTCGGGTAAGGTTGCTGAGGTCTATCAGGATGTGGGCTGGGCTTGGGCCCGTAACGTCATCCGGGAAGATATCGCCGAGATCAACCAGCACATGCTCTGGCTTGAAGCGGAGAAGCGGGCTGTACGGTTCTGTACAGCCGCCTAATCGCTCTCCATGACGCTCCTAATCGATCCAGGAAAAACTCAACAAAATCAAAGGCTTAGTATGGACACGGACCATCTGGTTCTGGCGTATCTTGAAAGTGGTGGTTGCATCACTGTCGGGCAATATTGCAAACCGCGCAAGGAAGAGTTGACCTTCAGAAATGACAAAGGCTCAACTTACAATATTGGTCGGAAAGCGGCGACACTACAATCTAAGGGTATAGCGTATCGGACCTGATCCTGGCGCATAGCTGGTATGCAATGGCAGGCATTGAAAACCGAGGTTGGCATCACTATATCCATTATATGATGATGACGATTCACACCCTCCACCGCAAGCTGTATCGCTTCTTTATTGGGCCTATGCGTCCCACGCATACCAGCTATGCCTTCCATAAAGCTTGAAAAACAGCTTCGCAATCACTATATCCAGTATATGAGAAAAGATCCCACTATGTCAAAGACCCATCGCGCTGTCTGGCGCGCCGAACTTACCACCCCCACCGCCGGTCTGCTTGGCATTATTGAATGCAACGACCTTCCTACGCTTCGCCGTCAGATTGTCAAAGAGTGGATTCCTACTCTTGATGACGGCGATATCATCCAGATTTTCGAAAGGTATGAAAACTAATGGCTCGTCCCCGCAAGTCTAAGATTGTAGATGCAATTCGTAAGCATGATGACGTTCACATTCGGCTGATGGCCGACTGTCTCGAAACGGCCATGCGCCACGCCGTCAAGGGTGATCTGGTTCGCATGATGGCTAATCTGCGAAATGCTTATGAGTTTGAACGGCAGATCCCGACTGATGTTAAGCTCGACATTTATTCCAACATGGAGGTTCGTTCTAATGGCTAAGCGCAAGACCGCCGATATCTCGGCAATTGTCGATTCGGCTAATCGTGTTCTCGCGGGCACGTGGCCTGCTAACACCAAGGAGTTTCGTTCTGGCGTGATTGTCATGCTCGAAAACATCCTGATGGAGGCCCAGTATCATCGCGGCTTTCGCTATCTGACCAATCACGAACTTCCCGGTGACGTTCTGCCTGGTGTGCGATACCGTGCTGACGGTACGCTCCCGGATTATAACGAACGTTTCGCCAACACCGATGATACGCGAAGGACCTACTGATGGTTAATAAGAAAGCTGTTTTCAAGTATCTTGACGCCCTGCGGGACTCTGGAATTACCAACATGTTTGGTTCACCGCCTTATGTCCGTAAGGTCTTCGGTACTTCTAATGTCGAAAGCGTTAAGCTGGTGGTTGAGTGGATGGAATCTTTCAAGGAGAAAAATTGATGGGTCGTTATAAAGACGTTCTAATCGGTATTCAAGAACTGGTCTGGAATGCCATTGAGACAGGCGCGCGTGACGAGGACGCCATCTATGCATATGTTTATATGCATGAGCCGATGGCCACGGAAGAGATTGTACACGACATTCTGGCAGAGATCCAGAATGAGTATGATTATCAACTTCACGTTGCTTGACGCAGGACATTGTTCCTGCTAGGATACTATTCGTTAAATGAAACATATGGAGTTTATTGATGCCTAAGATTGCTGGTCGTGACGTTCGTGGCGAGTTCCTCGCCCTTCAACTTTTTGAAATTGGTAAAGCGGTGACGCCGAAGGAAATCAACGACCACGTTGGTCGTGGTGATTATGCTGCAAAGTATATCTCCTTCCTGCGAAATCGTCATGGTTTCGAGTTCTCGGTTCAGAAAGACGGCCGTGAGGTTGTGTCTTACACTCTGATCGTAGAGCCGAAGGATGCTACTGACGTTCGTGCTAAGGCAACTGCTGCGCCTGCTGCTGCTAAGACTGTAAAGGTCAAGGCTGCACCTAAGGCGAAGGCTGCGAAGCCTGTTAAGGTTCGCCAGTCTAAGCAGACTGCTTCGGCGCCTGCTGCTAAGAAGGCGGCCCGCAATGTTCTCAAGGAACGCGCGGATGCTGAGGCTGACCGCTTGCTGGCTGAAATCGGCATGAAGAATGCTGGTGAGTATGCTGGTGGTACCTACTCCGTTGATCCCGACTGGGATTCCATGGACGGTATCGACGTGGCCAACTTCCTCAAGTGAGGCATAAATATAACTATAACGAAATGAGGAAATACAAATGCTAAGACGTTCCCTTGTAGCAGGGTTAACAGCCCTGCCTTTTTTTGCTGTTGTAGCTGCTGCTGCATCACAGCGTAACTCTGCAACATGGAAAGTACCAGCTGGTGTTAAGCAGATCCGTGTCCGTTCTTGGAATCCTGATGGATCGATTGATATGGATCGTACCTTGAATGTTTCACCGAATCAAGTTTTCCGTATTGATGCGGTTGAAGATTGATTCAGATCAATTCTTCAGTAATTGCCTTAATACACAACAAATGCAATAAGCATTTGTATAAATACTTATGACCTTTTTTGCTAGGTCATGGGAGATAAGATTATGCCAAATATCATCAAATCGATTGATATAGAAAGTGCATTTATAAAAATCTATGATAAGTTGGAATATCTAATAACTCGTCGTGATGAACGTGATACAATATGGGAAAAAACAGTAAATGAATGTATTTGCGATATCGAACGATCCGCGGCAAGCAGCCGAATGGATGGTAATAAAGATCAAATATCAAAATGATCTGTAAAGATGATGTTTTATAAATACTCTTAGAATATAGGAGTATGCTATGAAAACTACACAAGACGGCGACCATAAGATTTGCAGCCAATGCCACTCGACCAAACATATAAACGAGTTTCCGAAAGCGGATCCTCGCACTAAATCTTATTCCAAATATAAGAATGGCATCAAACCTTGGTGTAAAGACTGCTATCGCACATATAACACTAAGTATATGCGAAAGGCCCGTGGTGAAGGATCGAAAGCTTATAGTCATTATTATAAGAAGTATGGTCTAACGCAAGAAGAAGTGATTCAAATGCATGAATCACGGAATTTCAAGTGTGATATTTGCGGAAATAATACCGACCATCGGTATGATAAGTTATGTGTAGATCATTCACACACCACAGGAAATGTTAGAGGACTGCTTTGCTTTAGCTGTAATACCTTGCTTGGTAATGCAAAAGATGATATAATAATACTCAAGAACGCAATGGAATATTTGGAAAGAAACAAATGAACATCTTTGCTGTACACAGTAATCCTATTATTTCCGCACAGTATCTTGTTGATAAACATATCGTTAAAATGGTATTGGAAACAGCTCAATTACTGTCTACGGCTCATCGTATTATTGACGGCGAAGAATATGTAGGCACAAGCAAGTCTGGTCGCAAGGCTAAACGATGGCTTCTGCCTGACGACCGCGAACATCACCTATATTCAGCCACACATATTAATCATCCGTCGGCCGTATGGGCCCGCGCGACCAATAATAACTACACTTGGCTAGCATGTCACTTTGGTGCATTGCTGACCGAGTATACATATCGCTATGGTAAACACCATAAGTGTGAAGATATGGTAATTTGGCTTCAATATCCACCGCACAAAATTCCTGTCGGTTATCTGACGCCAGTAACACCAGCAATGCCTGATGAGTATAAAGTGCCTGGTGATAGTGTCGCGTCTTATCGCAACTACTATCGTATCGCTAAAGAACGTATGCATAAGTGGACAAAGCGTGAACCTCCGGAGTGGATCAATGCCTGATTATGAAGCAATAAGCAAAGACCTCTATGAGAGGTTCCATGTCGCATTTGAAAAACTCTATGTATCGGAGTTGAAGGATCAAATCGCTGATAAGGATGAAGTCATCACTGCTCAGGATCATATGATTGCTGAACAAGCCGACCGCATCGAACAGCTTGAGGCGGCGCTGCGTCCGTTTGCCTGCAAATGCAGCGTCAAGGGGATGGGCGCGGGGGGCAACTGCACAAGAGGAAACGGGGAATGCGATTGCTGGAACGCCCGCGCCGCACTGGGAGAGGAGCGCACATGAGCGACCTTGGGGAGAGGCTGCGGGACTACGCAAAGGATGATCATGAGCGAGGATGTAGTGGTCGGTACTATGACTGCCACTGCGGATACGATGACAAGCGTGATCAGTTGATTGACGAAGCCGCAGCCGAGATTGACAATCAACAGGCCGAGATTGAAGGTTTGAGGATCATCATAAAGGATCTTGAAAGACGCCTAGAACACGCAGAATGGCTTGTAGATAAATACAGACAAGATGAGTGAAGAGACAACAATCAATTCAAAAACAAGTACAAGAACTAAAAATCTTGTCACAGGCATTTTAATCAGCGGATGGATTCTATCTGTCCTGCTGATATTGTCTATTGTATCTGCTTCCGTATATCTTCAAGTAATGCACCCTGAAACGCCACTGCCTGATACTCTACGTGAATGGTCAGGCATTTCAATTGGATTCTTGTTTGGTAACTTTTTCACTATCATCAAAGAATATGTGACTGCCAATAACGACTTTTAGAATGAAGGATACTAAATAGAGATATGATTTACAGTTTCGAAGATATTGAGACAGGCGAAGAGTTTGAACTTCAAATGTCTTATGACGAACTAAAAGATTTCCTTGTGGATAATCCCAAGGTCAGTCAGACTTTCCGTATGAATATCGTTGACCCAATGGGTATCGGTATCTCTAAGCCCCCATCAGATTTTTCCAAGTATATTTTAGGTAGAGTGAAAGAGAAAGCGCCAGGCGCTAATAAGGCCACTCTAGAAAAAAGATGGCACATACCTAAGGAAATTTAATGGATTATTATGTTTACGCATACTTACGCCAGTCTGATAAAACTCCTTACTATATTGGTAAAGGTAAAAAATATAGGGCTTGGGATTCAGTAGAACATCGTAAACATGGTATTAGTACACCTAAAGATAAATCACACATCATATTGCTTGAAACCAATCTTACCCAAGTTGGCGCTGCTGCCCTAGAGAGACGAATGATTTCATGGTATGGCCGTCTTGATAAAAATAATGGTATACTGAGAAACAAAACTGATGGTGGAGACGGAGGTTCCGGAATCATATATTCTGAAGATCAGCGAGAAAGAATGCGACAGGCTAAACTTGGTAAAAAACAAAAACCCTCACACATTAAAAATATGATCGAAGCTGTATCGCAAGAATGGATAGTTACTGATCCTACCGGTGTAGAAATAAAGATCAAGAATTTAGCCAATTTTGCAAGAGATAATAATCTCGTATCAAGTTGTTTATATAGAGTTTCCAAAGGTGAAAGAATTAGTCACAAAGGATACTCTGTAAAACCGATATGAAGTCTAAAAGAAAGTTACGAGTTTTGGAAGAGAGCGGTCATGCAAGTGATTCGCTCTCTTCTGTTTTTAAAGGAGCTAACATGTCAAGAAAGCCAAAGAATAAGCCTCATAATCAGAAGAACCACAATGAAACTGAAAAGAAGGCTGCTCATTTCGAGTTAAGACACATTAAACCACTCACAGCAAATCAAGAGAAGGTATTCAATGCATACAATCAAGGCTACCACCTTATGCTCCACGGTTTTGCAGGAACAGGCAAAACATTCTGCGCTCTATACTTGGCACTAAATGAACTCTTGACAAAAGAGACAATTTATAATAAGATAGTCATTATCAGATCAGTTGTTCCTTCACGCGATATGGGATTTCTTCCAGGTTCAATGAAGGAAAAGATTATGGTTTATGAAGAACCATACAGAGAGATTTGTGATAGTCTATTTGGTCGTGGCGATGGCTACGACATACTAAAGATGAAAGGCATCGTGCAGTTTACAACTACATCATACTTACGCGGCCTAACATTCAACAAAGCAATTGTTATTCTGGACGAAAGTCAGAACCTATCATTCCAAGAATGTGATACTGTCTTGACACGTATGGGTGATGAAAGCCGTCTACTTGTTTGTGGTGACTTTAGACAAACAGACCTAAACAAACCACATGAGAAAGAAGGCGTGACGCAATTGATGCGTATCACAAACAGAATAAATACTTTCCAACATGTAGAATTTGGCAAAGAGGATATTGTACGCTCCGGTTTGGTTAAGTCTTACATCATTCAGAAACATGAGTTAGGACTATGAAGACATTTAAATCATACAGAGATAAAAGTGATCCAACAAAAGAGAAGAATATAGAAATGGCTATGAACGCGGTCAGTGAAGAGGGGCAAGAATATGCTGCTCATGATTATTATGGTAGTCCGAAGAAGATGGTACTAAAGCGAAAGTCACCCAGTTCTTCCGGTGGAAGTGCAGACGGTGGTGAATGAAGAAGTTTAACTTTGTTGAAGGTCTGCCAGAACTAAAACAGTTAGAGACAGATGAAAGCACAGGCGAACGCTTCTATATAACACCAAGCGGAGCCAAACTTCCATCTGTCACTACTGTTCTAAGCCACTTTAAGAAGAAAGCTATGATTGAGTGGCGTAATCGCGTTGGTCATGAAGAGGCTAACAAGATATCCACACGCGCGTCCATGCGAGGTACTAAGTTCCATAATATGATGGAAGGATATCTTCGCAATGAAGAAAACTTCCTTGAAGGTATCATGCCTGACATGAAACAATCTTTTCGTGACATGCAAGAAACGCTTGACTTAATCGACAATATACACTATATTGAGAGTCCGCTACATAGTGAGAAGCTTGGTGTTGCAGGAAGAACTGATGTTATTGCCGAGTTTGGTAAGACACTTTCCATAATCGACTTCAAGACTTCTACTAAGCAAAAGAAAGTGGAATGGATTGAACACTACTTCGAGCAAGGCACAGCATACGCTCTAATGTATGAGCAGCTAATTGGAACGCCAATCGACCAGATTGTTATTCTAATTGCGACAGATGATAGTGACAAGCCTCAAGTATTCATTCGTGATAAGAGCCAGTACATCGAAAGCTTGCTGGAAAAGATTCACCTCTATAAACAGGAAAAGCTATAATGTATCTAAACACATGGATGATCGCTGCTGTCATTGTTTCGTTTGGCATCTGTGCCTTCTATAGTAGACGCTCTGGATTTATTCTTGGTGCCACCGCAACTCTTCAGGCCTTAGAGCGTGAAAGGTTGATCAAAATTCTAGACGATGGTAATGTCAAGCGTTGGACACCATATGATGATGTGCCTGTGAAGAAGGCTACTCGAAAGAAGAAGTAAACTATATAAGAATACACTAGAGGTGAGAACGGCCTACTCACGCACCAGAGATGGTAAAGTAGCGAAAGTGAAGAGATTCGGAAGTGGCGTCCGACTAGTGTAACGATATTATCGATGAAGGAAGTTGAAAGACGTTTGGGACGGGGGTGCAAATCCCCCCACCTCCACCAGAGACACACGGTCGAACGCAAGATGCTAGGACAAAATATGGTTGTTCGCGGGGCTGTGAACCTTAAAATCACAGGCGGCTGTTCGTTTGATTCGCGGTCTTGGTAGAATCAAAGCTAGTGATGTACACACTTACCGTGTGTCTTTGATGGGGGTGTATTAGGCTCGACCTGCGTGAAATAGGTGACTGGAGATAATCGTAGGCGACTACGTACAAGCGCAAAAAAACTAAATGCAGCGAATGATAACGCTCCATACAAGATGGCCCTAGCGGCTTAACTTGGTGGGTATGGGTTCCACCTAGAAACAGAACGGGCCCACTTAACACACAAACACAAGGAAAATATTATGACTAAGACACCATATGAACTTCGCTATAATCTTCTAGAAATGGCTCAATCTATCATCAACGAAAATCTCATGAATGAACGCATTCGTCTCGAAAACGATTGGAATGGTTTAAGGGAACTTGCTATTGCTGCGGCCGAACGCGGCATCAACACTTCTGTTCCTGCTTTTCCTGAGATTCCTAAGATGGATCCTAATGCAGTCATTGAGATGGCGAAGTTACTAAACAATTTTGTATCAAACACTGGAGAATAATATGATTAAGACTACTATTGCTGCGGCTCTTGTCGCTACCGCATTCATGCTTACACCTGCTCAGGCTAATGGCGTGAAGCTCGGCACTCTTACCTGTCAGTTCGAAGGCGGACCAGGACTTCTCATCGGCTCTGTTCGTCAGGGTGAATGTGTCTATCGTGACAGTCAGGGCCACACCAAGAAGTATAATGCTGAACTCTCACGCCTTGGCGTTGATGTTGGCGTAACTGGCAATAAGACTGTCGTTTGGGCCGTTTTCGGTGTTGACGGTAAGTCTAATCTTGGACTCAAGGGAACTTACACCGGCCTTAATGCTGAAGCAACTGCTATCGTTGGCGTTGGTGTAAACGCTCTCGTCGGCGGTTTCAAGTCTGGTATTGTTCTCAATCCAGTATCCATTTCTGGTCAGACTGGTCTAAATGTCGCGGCAGGTGTCGCAACCCTTAGACTGGAGTAATCACTAAATAGTACAGTCTCTAAATTAGCGAGGTCTGTATGAGAGTTGTTAAATCGTTTTACATTTGGTGGATCACCAATTTAGTCGTAGCTTCTGGTATTTTTTGGGCATATCACTTGGGACTTGTACAGAAGATTTGGCACGACGATGTGACAATGATCACATCAGCACTCGCTATTCTTTACGTTATCACAACAGGCGTCATTGGCTATATCGCGTATACAAAACAGTATGCAAGTAAGCTAGTTGACGCCTGTTGGTTTTTATCCGAACAGATGTTAGCCCTTGGTATGTTGGGCACCGTTGTTGGATTCATCTATCTACTTTCATCTGGCATTACATCAGCTTCCGTTACCGATCCAACAAGTCTAGCATCTTTATTAGCTAACATGTCAGTTGGTCTTGGTATTGCCTTGTACACGAATGCAGTGGGCATATTGGCAAGCTTGATATCAAAAAGTTTGTTATATGTAGTGACATACGATGAGCCATAGAAAATTTGACTTTCGTACCGCTTACATAGACCTACTGATTAATCTACTGACTGGCACAGTTTTTCTATTCATTCTTACAACGCTTCTTATTGCGCCAATCTCAAAACAAACTGAAGGCATCAAAAAGAATGCAGATTACATTATCACTATGGAATGGCCTGAGAACATAGATTGTGATCTTGATATATGGGTACGTGATCCACAAAACAATATCATTTCATATAAGATGCCTGAATCAGGATTGATGTATCTTGAGCGTGACGATATGGGACAACGCCGTAGTATTTTTGATGTGGGCGGCCAGAAAACTGTTATTGATCCAGACAACAAAGAATACGTAACATTGCGTGGCACATTCCCTGGTGAGTATGTTGTGAATGTTCATGTCTATTCATGTAAGGCTGCAACAGAAGAAAAGAGTATGCCAATCGATGCTCCTGTGAATGTGCCTGTCACTGTTGAACTAATGAAAATCAATCCAAGTCTTGTATCTGTGAAGAAGGTTATATTAACAATGACGCAAGTGTGGCAAGAGCAGACTGCGTTTAGGTTCGTTATGGGAGATAACAAGAATGTAATTCGTCTTATGACTGATTATGTTTCTGTAATGGGATCAAGAGGAGAGGAACAGAAATGACACAGATACTCTTACTAATATTCGCTCTATTCTCTGCACTTATTATGGCAATATCGCTGTACTGGAATAATCTATCAGCAAAGTTTGTTTCTATTGCCTTACTTGTGATCTTAGCCAACTGTGTGTACTTCTCACTTGATGGTGTTAAAGGTTGGCCCGCAGAAGAACCGCGTGAAGTCAAAGGCAATCTTGCTTCTGTTGTTATTATTAATCCATCAGAATCATTCGAAGGCGCAATCTATATCAGTGTGTTTCTGAAAGAAAAAGTTAAGTGGTATGAATATTCGTATTCACGTATTGCACCAAAAACATTCTATGTAAAATACTCAAACAATCGCGCGTCCGAGTTTGAGAAGGCAAAGCAGGCTATGCAAGAGGGTAAAGAAGTTGTTATCAATGGAATCCCTCCGATGGAAGGTCAGGGAGAAGGTGTGCCATTTGATGGCGAAACTTTCGATATTTCTTCTGTCATTGGTGATATGATTGCAAGGCTAATGACTAAACAAGAAGACACTTACGAACCAGGTCATCCAAAAAGTATTGAGATAGTAGAACAAGGTTCTCCTCCAACAAAAGGAACAAGCGAATGAGATATGCAATTATAGGGCTAATGGCTCTTGCTCTAGTAGGATGCAAGTACCTACCAGAAAATACTGTAGAGTTGGTCGATGGTGTTAAGAACGGCACAGTACTCATCGAAAACAAAATAGATGCGGGAAATGGTGGTATTGGCACAGGATTCATCATCGGTGAAAACATGATCCTTACCAACAATCATGTGATTGAGGGCAAAGGCAAGCTCACAGTTGTTTCTAATCATGATCAGGTAAGATATGAAGCCGAAGTTGTTTATACTGATCCTATTGTCGATCTTGCTATAATCAAGCTAAAGAAATGGGATGAATTTACAAAGCACGAAGAAGCTGTTATTCTTTCACTTGGTGATAGTGATCAATCAGTTCCTGGCAGCAAGGTGGTAATCATCGGGCATCCATGGGGACTATATTGGACAGTATCAGAAGGTATTGTGTCTGCAAAGAATCGTCGTACTGGTCCAAATCCAAAGTATGTTGATCAGGTTGATGCCAAAATCTACGAAGGTAATTCTGGCGGCCCAGTATTCAATCAGCATGGGGAAGTCGTTTGCGTTAGCGAGTTGATGCTTGAAGGAAAAGGTGGCTCATATGGATTCTGTATTCCATCCAATCTGGTAAAGAAGGTAATCAATGATTTCCAGTTATTCAAAGAAGTGAGATGGAGAGCGATTAATGTAAATGTTGGGTTGACAGACGATGGTAGTTCTGTTATTATAAACTCTGTTGATGCGAATGGTGCGGCTGACAAGGCAGGAATTAAAGCTGGTGATAAAGTACTAGAAATCTTCACACCAGGTAATCATCCTGTTGGAATTAAAGTCACAAGTCCGAATGATTTGATAAGTGAAATTGCGGTAATAAATGGAAATGAAGACAAAGTGAAGCTATTGATTGAAAGAAATGGTGAAAAGCAAATGATTGATGTGATTACAAACTACAAGCTATCGAACCAATACGAAGCTGATAAGAGCAAGTAAATGCCCACGAAAGAAGAGATTACAACGTTCTCACTGAATATTGAGACTTTGGTGAAGAAGAAGAATGTTTCATATATGGATGCAATTATCATGTATTGTGAATCTACTGGGCTTGAGATTGAACTTGCATCAAAGCTTATCAGTGGTGCCTTGAAGGCCAAGATCAAGATCGAAGCCGAAGAACTCAATTTCTTAGCAAAGTCGAATACGAACAAGTTACCTGTATGATTGGAATTAAACCTCCGCCGCTATGGACAACCATGAATGCGGTTCGTGATTATGAGAAAGCTATGACAGACACAAACACAGAATTGAAGTCGCATCTTTTTTCAGAAGATGATATCGACCGCATCAAAAATGCGAAAGCTTACGTTGAAGAAGCCATCCCCGACTGGGTGAAAAGCAACGCCTTTGTTGTTGTGGCTGGTGGTTGTTTTGCATCTCGGATGCATTTCGAAATGGTCAAGGACATTGATATCTTTGTTCTCGGCCATCATAATCCTGAAGATCAAAAGAAAATGCATGATGCCGTCAAGCGTAAGATGCAGATTTCTTTTCCCACCATCTCTGATAAGACGCAAGACTATGCGCGAAATAATGATGCAGTTAAAGAAGTTTGGAATGAAGATCGAAAGAAAATTCAATACATCTTCACCAGTCAGAAGTCGCGCGAAGACCTTATCAACGACTTTGATTATGTTCACTGCATGACATCATATCATCTTGGCAGTCTCTATATCACTCGCAAGATTTTTGATGCGATTAGGGACAGGAAGCTTATTGTCCAGAACCCTAAGAATATTCAGCAATGGCGTAAGAGTAAGTTCCGTGATCGTGGTTACATCGAAGTTCTTGAAGAGAAGAAAGAACCAACTCTCGGCGATATTCTTGCTGGTGCGAAGACTAATCCTCGGCGATTTGGAAATATTCCTGCTCTTAATCCTATTAAGGAAGATTATGTTTCATGGGAAGACTGAGCGGATATGAAACGTTCTGTCTCTATCTCGCTCTAAAGAACCATTTTACTCTTGACTCTTATTGTTACTTCAAGTATAATGGTAAGACTAAGCACATTGCTAAGGAAACTTATCTAGCAAGACGAGATAGATTTCAATTTGAGAAGTTGGCCCGAAACTGCGATAACATGCAGGATCACCTTGTGGCCAACCTACTAAAAGATAAGACATGGGTTGGTGACCTATTAGAAGATGAAGCATTCGATAACACCAATGCATATGTGAAGATCAACCAATCCATGTCTTACATATTTCGGAATGAATTGGAGAGAATAGGAGATATCAAATCCGCCTTACGTTTTGTCGGTCAATATCCAAATATTATACCGATTCTGATAAATGGTACTATATCATATCAAACGTTTGTGATACTCAACTATTTCATCCAGTTCATTCCGATCTTTGATGCTAAGTTGCCAGATGATTTCATTTGGTCTAAGATTAGCTTCAAAGCCAAGAAGTTTGCGCCTTTTGTCCTTCGTGACTTAGACAAAAAAAAGTTTGCGAACATACTAAAAGAGCATGTAGAAACGGCTATATACTCTTGACAGGCGAGACTGCCTGTGATACAATACACTGATATACAAAACATACAATGAACAAATGGAAAACATACAATGTCAAACATTGCATCCCTCAAGAAGTATTCGGCAGATATCGGTAGTACCACCAAGGAAATCGAAAAGATAAATATACATCAGGGTTCTAAAGACACTGAAGGAGATACTCGTTTCTGGACTTTGACCCGCGACAAGGCTGGTAACGGCTCTGCTGTTATTCGCTTTCTGCCTGCGGCTGCT